TGTACATGACGGTACAGAATATGAGCCAATTGCTTGTTTAACAAGTAACACCTTATCAACTGCAACAAACATTATAGAAAGTCAAACAAAATGCGATCCAGGCGAAGTAATTAGACAGGCTGGAAGTTTCTCTTACGAGTTAGGTTTTGAGGGTGAGTATATAGAAAATGAGGCTAGTAAACTATCTCATGATGGAATTTTAACTATTGTAAACACAGCAACACAAGCTACGTCTACATGGAGAATGGACACAGGACAAACTGGAACTCCTTATTATTATGGTACTGGTATTTTTACAGATACAGAGTTAAGTGCTGATGCTGGCGACGAGTTAGCAACATTTAGCGGAACTATTCAAGGTAGTGGTTTAATATTAACAACAGACCCAATAGTATAAAAACATGAGTACATTAAAATTAACAATTGACAAAAAAGAGTATAATTTTACTTTAGGATTAGGATTTTTAGGAGAGGTTTTAGACGAATTAGATTTAGATATTACACAATTGATATCTAAATATGATAAAAACCCTTTTAAATACGTGCCTATTTTAGTTTATCATAGTGCGAAATATTCAAACGAGTTAGACAATAAAGAGGTAGATTTTACATTAAAAGACATTATACGAGGTATTGAAAACGACGGAGCTTTAACAGACAAAAACACCTCAATAATTAAGTTTAATGAGGCTTTTGTAAGGAGTTTGACAAAGGACGTGCCAGTAGAGGAAATAGAGGTAAACGACGCTAAAGAAGTTGTAGCCGAAAAAAAGTAGATTGGGCGTCTGATGTTATTAGTGTAGCTTTAGGAGAGTTAAAATGCCCGTCCTTAGATTATGTTTATCGTATGACATGGGCGGAATTTAGAATAAGGTTACACGCTTATAACAGACTTGATAAAAAAGAGTGGTATAAAGTACGTGAGATTGCCTGGAATAGTTTAATTTCTTTTAATGTAGACGCTAAAAAGTTACCTAAGAGTAAAGAGAAATTTATACCTTTAGAAAACAAAAGGAAACACGACCCTCATAAAGAGTTAAGGAGAAAACGAATAGCAGAAGTACAAAGGATTTACGCAGAGGCAAAGAAAAAACAAAATGGCTAACGACTTAGAAATTAAAATTGGAGCATCTATAACCGATTTAAAAAGCACATTAAATAAAGCTGGTTATGAGGTTAAGAAATTTGGAGAACAAACAGAAGGTGTAGCTAATAATAATAATAAGTTAGGCAAATCCTCAACTAATGCTGCTGGAAATATAAGAAATCTTACTGGAGCTTTAAAAGGTTCAAGCGCATCTATGGGGGATGTTGCGGAGGCTGGGTTAGATGTTGTAGACGAGTTAGGGAGTGTTTCTAGTGCTACTGGAGCTTTAAGCGGTGCTTTAACGGCTGGGTTAGCAGTTGCATTATTAACAGCCGCAGTAGCCTTAACTAAATACGCATTTCGTTTAAGTGATGCAGCAGTAAACGCTGAAAAACTAAGAGCTGCAACAAAGAAACTTATTGGCTCGGCTCAAAGTGAAATAACTACTTATAATGCTTTGCTAAAAGTTGCTAAAGATGAAACTAGAAGTAAAGAAGAAAGAGTAAGGGCTTTAGCAAAAGTAAACGAAAAATCTGGAAAATATATAGGTAATTTAAGTCTTGAAAGTTTAAAAAGTGGAGAGGCTACAAAAGCAACCGATAAATATAGCGAGGCTTTATTACAACAAGCTAAAATAAAAGGGTTACAAAGTAGATTAAGCGACCTTTACGCTAAACAATTTGACATAGAGACGAGGTCAATAGAGGAAAATACAACATGGTATGAAAAAGCTGCATCGTCATTAGCTGGTTATGCAACTGGGCAAGGCAATTTAACAGCGGCATCTTATTTAGCAACACAAGGAGCTAAAAACCAAAAAGAGGAGTTAGCATCTTTAGACGCTCAAATCACAAAACTAACTGGTTCTTTAGGCACGTTAATAAGTGAAGATGTTTCTACAAAAGGAATATTTACAAGTCCTAAAGCACAACAAAAAGAGTTAGAACAAATAAGAGCGCATAGCCAAAATGTTTTAGGAGCTATGTTAGAGGCTAAAGGTTTAATAGAACCGATAGCACAAGGAATACAAGCTGCAACGTCTTTAACTCCAATGCCAGAAAAATTGAGTGCAGATGAGATGCGTTATCAAAATCATTTATTAGCATTAAATAATGCTATGACTGAGTTTGAAAGCCAAGCAGATAATATAATAAATAACGGAATTGCTAACACTTTTGGTAATTTAGGAAATGTAATAGGAGAGTCTTTAGCTAGTGGCGGTAACATTTTGAACGCTGGAGGAGCTGCATTATTAGGTAGTTTAGGAGGTATTTTAGTTAATCTAGGTAAAATGGCTATACAGGTTGGTATAGGTATTAAAGCGGTTAAAACAGCATTACAAAGTTTAAATCCAGTTGCAGCGATAGCGGCTGGGGTTGGTTTGATTGCTTTAGGTTCTGCTTTTAAATCTGGAGCGTCTAAACTTGCTAGTGGTTCTGGTGGTTCATCTAGCGGTAGCGGTAGCATAGGGGGTGGCGGTTCAAGTTTTGGAAGTTCAACACCAAGAAGTAATACAAACTCTGGAGGAGGTGGTTTTAGTGGTGGAACGGTAGTATTTGAAATTGCTGGACAAAAACTAATAGGTGTTTTAAGCAATACTTTAGAAAGAAATAGAGCTTTAGGAGGTTCATTAAATCTAACAGGATCATAATGGCGATAAAGTATTTTTTGCAATATAACGATGTTGAAAATATAGTACATAGGCTAGAAATTGAGGACTCTACTTATACAGGAGACGAAATAGAAGTTTTTGGAACTATAACTTTAGATTATGCCGAAACTGATAAAACGTTAGAGGCAATACGAGGAAACGGATTAAAAGTAGATTTAGAAGCCTCAGAAGATAGAAAGTTTACAGAGCTTTTTACAAGTGCCGAAATGACTTACCAGGTTAATTATCAAAGAAACTCAGAGGTATTATTTAGAGGTTGGATAAATCCAGAGGGTTACTATGAAAGTTTTGTGGCAGATAAATGGTATGTTTCTATTGATTGCGTAGATGGTTTAGGATTTTTAAAAGACTTGTCTTATGTTAATAATTCTACTGGAGTTTCATTTAGTGGGAAACAAAGTCAATTAGAAGTTATAGTTAACTGTTTAAAAAGAACTGGATTAACTCAAAATATTTATACTAATATTGATATTTATTATACGGGTTTAAGCACGTCGCTAGATGTTTTAGATAATGTTTATGTAAATACTGAAAGGTTTATAAAAGACGACGACGAAACAATAATGTCTTGTGATGAGGTTTTAAGAGATACTTTAGAGTCTTATGCAGCTTGTATAACTATGCATTTAGGTAATTGGTATATTTATAAGCCAAATCAATTATATTTAGACCAAAGCCCTACGTTTTTTGGTTATGATAGTGATGGAGTTGCTTTAAGTCCAACGACATACATCATAGATTTATTAAAGTCTTTAGGTAGTCAAATCAATAATTTCTATCCTCATCATGCAAATAAAAATCAAAGTTTAAGTTTAGACAGACCTATTGGAGCTTATAGAATAAATTATAAATACGGCTTTGCAACAAGTTTAATAAGTAATATTTATTTATTTAACTCAAATACATTGCCTAGTATAACTATTAGCGGATGGACTATTAATAGTACTACAAATTTAACAGGTAGCCCAGATTATTACGGTGTATATTTAGAAAGTATTATAAGCGGTTCAGATGTTAAAAACATGACCTCCGCTGGTACAACCGTATCAAGTGGAGATTTATTAAGCTACCGTTTAAAATACGAGTTAATATCATTTGTTAGGGGTGGTGGATTATTAGATCCTGGATTTTTTCAATATAAAATAATATTAAGTGGAGCTAGTACATACTATTGGGATGGTTCAGATTGGACTTTAACAAACACAACTTTAGAAGAATATAACAAAACAGTAATAGTAGAGGTTTATTTGTTAGCAGCAGATTTTACCGCAGCACCGATAGCTGGAGATATTATTTTTGAGATATATACACCAGTAGAAGACCCAACAAGTAGTGTTACAACTTTTCATTTGCAAGAGGTTAGTTTAAATACACAACAAACAGGAAACGCTGCAAATATAAAAGGAGAATTTCACACGGTAGAGAGAGAGGATAGTCCTAGCACAAAAGTAGAAGATAATAAAAAGGTTTATACTGGAGATAATCCTAGCGAGGTTTATGTAGGAGCTTTGTATAAAACAGACGAAAGCACAACCACGGAAACATGGTCTAGGAAAGGTTTTACAGAAGATATACCTATTTGTCAATTAATGGGAGAGGAAACACTTAGAGCAAACTCTGAAAACTCAACTTTATTTAGCGGTGATATTTACGGCTATTTACCTTATTTAAGTGTTGTAACTATTGATAATGTAGATGGTTTATTTATGTTAGTAAATTATAGTTATAATACTAAGTCAAATATTATAAACTGTAAATTTAAAAGGATATTTGGCGACGAGTTAACGGATATTTTATACACTTTAACTTTTGATTATGGAAACACAACTAAACCTACAATAAAAGGTTAAATTAAATTGCGTAAATTTGAATAAATGAACTATACAGACGGTACATATAAAATTTTATACATTAAACAAGACGGTTCTTATTTGCCAATTGGTTGTTTAACGTCTAATAGTTTTAATGAAAGCGTTGAAATGTTAGACACTACTACTAGAGACAATTCTAACGGATGGACAACATCAAGACCAACGACACAAAGTTACGATATTTCGTTTGACGGATTAATAACACAAGAGTTAGCATTAAGCACTAAAATAACTTACGGAGTATTAAAACAATTAAAACGAAGTAGGGAACTTGTAGAGTGGAAAATAGAAGATGACAGTGGTAATATAGATTACGGAAGTGCTTATATAACAGCTTTAGGGGACTCAGCAACTATTGACGAATTAACAACGTTTAATGGTAGTTTAAAAGGATATGGAGAACCAGTAGAGCCTATAAGCGAAATTTACAACGCTTACGAAAATAGAGTAATAACAAATGGAGGGAACATAACAAGCGAGGCTTGTCAATTAACCTTTATAAAAGAACTAATAGCAGAATGAGTTTATATGATAAAATGTCAATTGGTTTTGGTCCTGGATTTGGAGTAGGGACATCAAAACTATTTAACTTAAAGCCTACCGATGGGACAGGAGATTTAACAGTAGTAAGAGCCGACACAGACGCAAGCGAATTGGTTACAAACGGGTCTTTTGCAAGTGATACGGCTTGGACTAAAGGAAGCGGATGGACTATAAGTGGAGGACTTGCAACAAGCACGGGAGCGGTAGGAGGAATAGAGCAAACTTTAGTTATTACGGCTGGCGTAGAGTATTATGTAGAGGTAACAACAAGCGGAGGAGCTTATAATTACGGAGGGTTAAAAGTAAGATTAGGCGGAGATACTAATTTAGCACAAATAACAGAGGACGGAACTTATACTTTTAAATTAACAGCGGAAGCGTCTACTGATTTTGGATTTTTTGTGGATGTTAGTAACGCTTTTAGTGGTTCTATTGATGATGTAAGTGTAAAAAGTGCTGAGTTTTTATATGCCGCAACAAGAATAAACGCTGAGGGATTTATAGATGGTGTTAGACCTAATGTGCCTCGTTCAAGTTTTCCGCTTGGAGGGAGTAATAACGGATGCCCTAGTTTATTTACAGAGCCAAATAGAGAAAATAAATGTTTACAAAGTCAAACTTTAGATAATGTTTACTGGACAGCTAGTAGATTAAGCGTAACGGCAGACCAAACAACCGCACCAGACGGCACAACAACTGGAGACCAATTAACAGATACAACAGATAATGCAACACATAGGCTTTATAGCGGTGTTATATCAAAAACAATAGCCGACGAGGTGTTTTGTGTAAGTGTATTTTTTAAAAAAGGCAATAGTTCAGATATAAGTGGTTTGATTAAATTTGCTAACGGGAATGAGTCTGACGCCACTTATTTATCTATTAATTTAGATACGGGAGCGGTTATGAACGCAACCGACGGAACTAATTACACTATTTTAGACTCTGGGACTGACGATTACGGGGACGGTTGGTTTAGGCTTTATGCTTTTGTACAATCTCCAACCTCTACATCCTCTCCCGATAATAGTACAAGATTACACGTTTCAATAGGCGGACCTACTGGGAGTCTAATCTTTGCGGGTACGGGTACAGATTATCTTTACGCATGGGGAGCGCAAGTAGAAAAAAACGTTGCTTATACAACAAGTTATATCCCAACAACTAGCGCAGCAAAGACAAGAGAGGCGGACGAAGTAAATAACGCTGGAGATAGCGACGACTTTAACGACGATGAGGGTGTTTTATACGCTAATATGGCGTCTATAAACAATGATTTAACAGCAAAAGAAATAAGCGTAAGCGACGGAACAAATGACGAGGTTGTGAGTATTGGATATAACACAACTACGCAACAATTAAGAGCTTATGTAAAAACTGGAGGGGTTTTACAATGTGATTTTACAGAAACGATAGCAGATATAACTGTCCTTACAAAAGTGGCTTTAAAATATAAAGTTAATGACTTTGCTTTATTTATAAACGGAATAGAGGTAGACACAGATACTAGCGGCTCAATTCCTAGCGGATTAAGCGAGCTAAACTTAGATAATGGAGCTGGCAGCAATAACTTTTACGGAAAATGTAAAGAGTTGGTTTATTTTAATGAAGCTCTAACCGATACAGAATTAACAGAACTAACAAGTTAAAAAAATGGCACAAAAATATAATTTACCAGAGGCTTATAAAGGCGATACTTACGATACTGTACAATTTACTATGAAATTAAACGATGTTGCGATAGACTTAACAGGTTACACTATAAAAAGTCAATTTAAAAAAAACAAAAAAACAGGACAATTATCTAAAACAATTTCCACTACCAGCGGCATAACAATTACCGACGCTGAAAATGGAATTTTTGTTATAGACTCTTTTGTAGTTGATTTAAACGCTGGAGATTATTTTTATGATATTCAATTCACGGACTCCAACGATATTGTAACAACTTACATACAAGGTCGTTTACAGGTAATACAAGATGTAACAAATGGATAATATAGATATAGACATAAATCCAGTAGTTAGAGAGATAACAGTTGATATTTTAGAAACTGTTAATAATATTAATATTGAAGTATCTAAAGCAATAGGAGTGCCGTCTGGAGGTGTTACAGGACAGGTTTTAACAAAAACATCTAACTCAGATTATGCTACTGGATGGGAAGCACCAGAGGGTACTGGAGATATGTTAGCTAGTGTTTACGATCCTACAAGTATAACCGCAGACGCTTTTTCTATGGACAACATGGTAGAGGGTGCTACTAGCAAAATATTAACATCTACCGAAAGAAGTGAGATTGCAGCAAACACTTTAAAAAATAGTTACCCAAGTGCTGATGCCTCTAAATTAAGTAGCATAGAGGCTGGAGCTGATGTAAACCCTACGGCAGCGGAAATAAAAACAGAATACGAAAGCAACGCAAATACTAACGCTTTTACGGATGCTGAAAAAACGAACTTAGGAAACCAAAGCGGAACTAATACAGGTGACCAAGACATAAGCGGAATAGCTACAAACGCCAGTGATATAACAACTATACAAGGCGAACAAACAACACAGAACACCGCAATATCTTTAAACACCGCTAAAGTAACATACAATAAAACAACCGCAATAAATGATTTTGGCTACCAAGAAGTTAGTAGTATTTCTGAATTTAACGCACTAATAACAGGGACCACAGCGGGCGAGTGGTTAATAACTGCCGACATAACATTAGACGGCAACAAAACATTGCCAAGCGACGTAATATTATCTTTTAACAATTCTAAAATAGATTTAAACGGGTTTACTTTAACGGGGGCTAATACTGTCATAAATTCAGGGTTAACTCAAATATTTAATGTGAATAGTGGCGGATTTTCAGGTACTTATGTTTGCCAAGAGGTTTTTCCGCAATGGTTTGGTGCAATAGGGGACGGAACAACTGACGACACCACGTATTTACAAGCAGCGTTTGATTTTGCAAGAGACACTAATAGTGGGGGCAACAATATTAATCTAAACAGTAAAACCTACAATGTAACTAATACACTAGAAATGCATCTAGCAAATGTATATTTTGATGGCGCAACTATTAATTATTCGGGGACTAGAGATAGAGTTGTTTTACAATGGGGGGATGTTAATACTCAGGTTTCTTATAAGGTTTTAGATGGAGTTAATATTTATAGCAATACATTAGATTGGTCGGATGAGGACTATATAGGCTTGCGAATTTATAACGCTCGTTCATGCGCTATTAGTATAACTAGAGTAATGCGTTTTGGTATAGGAATGCAATTGTATTCAGTAACTAATGGAGTTGTTTATAACACTTTTGAAATTCAGGAAATATTAGATAATAAGATTAATATAGACATGGTTTGCGACGGCATCGAGGCAGCAACAAACTATATAAATGAAAATAACTTTTTTGGTGGCTCACTTAATGAGTCTGGCGATACTTTAGCATTAGGTGATTGTTACTCAATAAGATTAAGAGCTATAAATTCTGGGTATGTAGGACATAATAACAATAAATTTTGGGGGGTTTGTTTTCAAATGGGAGATGGTTTAAGTGGAGACGAGCGAATACCCATTTTATTTGATGATGTAGGAAGTGCTAATTTTTTCTATACTTCTCGATACGAAACAGGGAGAGGCGCTTTTGTAAAGCTAAATAGTGCAAGTACGACAATAACAGATAACTATTTCCATGTTTCAGTGTTGGGTGGCAACTATGCTACTGCAACAATGAATGAAATAGGTGATTGTAGAATGAATCATATTAAGTATAAAGAATGGAAAACAAAAACACATTTTAGAACGGTTGACTTTATGCAAAGTATTTGCGTTTATAATGGAACTAACTCGCAAACAACAGGAATTTTACACATTATAAATAGTGGTGGGACTCATTTAGATTTTGCAACAGGATTTACAACAAGATTAAGAAGTATTGAGATAACTGGGTCTCGTGCGGTTGGTTTTTTTGCTACTTGTGCAGGTGGCGAAAAGTTTGTTTTATCACAAGAAGCAGAAAACGAGAACTATGGTCGATTAATGGTTGCTTTATTTGATGAAGACTTTAATAGATTAACTGATGTTTCGCCCAATGCGCCACATTTTTACGGAAAAGAAGCGGGTGTGCCTGGTGTTTGGTCTGCGTCATGGGGTGGATTATACACAGACACAGCAAACAATCAATCATTGCCTTTTAGAATATCTACCGAAGTTCGATATATTCAAGTTTTAGTTAGTGGTTCTGGTCAATTAAAATCGTTATCACTAGCAAGGGTTTCAGAAGCGTCAATACCTTTACACGTTTTTTCAGGAAGAAATCACGATTACACGCAAAGATTAACTCAAGGCGCACTATCCACTGGTATTGTTGGTATGTTCGCTAAAGGAAATGTTTTACATAATGCCGCTGTATCAACATCAACACCCGCATATTATCAATGCACAACCGCTGGTAGGTTGGCGAGTGCATGGGTAACAGCAACGGCTTACGACATTGATAGTATTGTAGAAACTGGAGGGAATATTTACGTATGTGTAACAGCTGGAACGTCAGCAAGCGCACCAACAGGAACAGGAACAGGGATAGCAGATGGCACGGTTGTTTGGGATTATGAATGTCCTAAAGCGTTGTTTACGAGTAATACAGATTTATTTAATTTACAAAGTGATTTTCAAACCGATTACGTTTTAGAAGCTGAAAATTTTAAAATGAATGTTGGCACTGAGACGGTAAATATAGATACTTACGACCAAGATGCATTTTGGTCCACTAGATTAAACACATCTACAAGCCACGGGACAAAGCCCGAGAATTACTGTATTGTAACTAATTTCCCAGGACAAGGATCAATAGGACACCAAATAGCCTCTGGGTTTGGAGTCGCTGGTAGCTTATGGATTAGGAGAGCCTCTGATAATGCGGGAGCGCCTAACGGTGTAGGCTGGCAACCTTGGAGAGTAATGTTAACGCCTTTAACAAATGAGTTAACTAAACCTTGGACTATTCCAAGTCCAACATCGAGCGAGGATAGAACAATATTTTTTACAACCGTAGCAATTACAATATCCAAAATTAACGCTGGACTTGTAGGAAGTGGAGGCACTAGCGTAAGCTGGACTATTAGACATGATACTAGAAGAAATGACCCAGGGACAGAGGTTGTGACTGGTGGTACTACAACGACTTCAGGGAGTGTCGGAAGCACCGTAACTAGTTTTAACGATGCTACAATTCCAGCAAATAGTTGGATTTGGATAGAAACAAGCGCAACTGGCGGAACGTTAACCGAGTTTATGGGTACAATTAAATACACAATAGACTCATAAAAATCAATAACCATTAAAATATTAAAAATATGGATTTACATTTAACACCAAAAGAGGAAGAAACAGTACCGCCTCCAGGAAAACCGAAACCACCACCGCCAGACAATGACGGTAATTAGGAATTTTATTTTATATTCTGTAATAGTTATATTAATAGGCTCAAACTTATTTAATTACTTTTATAGTTATAAGTTTAAAAATGATATTGATTTGCAATGGGGTGTTGCTATTTACTCTATTGCAATAGAGTTGTTTTTATTTTCTGCTTATGTATGGTTAACTGAGTCAAGAAAATTAAACAACCAATTTAAAATAGTCGTCTCGGGATGGATGACAATTTATTTATTAATTAATCTAATAGGTGTAGTAATGGGATATAATTTACATACTAAAGGATTTATGGCAATGCTATTTGTTACGACATTTTTTGGCGTTGCGCATATTGCTTTAAAAATATGGGAGAAATATTGTTAATGAAAACACTAAAGTTATTTATTTCGATAGCGTGTTATTTTGGTACAGGGTTAGTTTATGTAGACCAAGAATTAAACGGGGCTATTATAGAGGCTTTAAAAATAAATCCAATTTTACAACAAATTGCATTAACTCTTTTAATTGTTTTATGGGTCATAAAAATATGTTGGTTTATTTATGATAAATTTTACTTAGAAAGCAAAGAGAGGAAGCAAAAAATGAGAGAAAATGGGAACTGAAAAAAAAGAAAATCCAATAGTAAAAGGAGGTAAATCTTTATTACCTTATTTTTTAACTCCAGCTATGTTAGTTTATCTTATTTGGGCTAGTGCTGAGTATAAAACAGAAAGTAAACATTTGCAGTTTACAAGTCCAGATATGAAAGTTAAAACGGAGGATCATGTAAAAAACGATGTTAACGAGGTAGAACATTATAAAGCATTATTAACATTTGATAGTATATTACAAGAGCAAAGGATTTACACAAAGGAAACTAAGTTAAGGCGCAAAAAACAAGATAGTTTAGACTTATTAGATAAAGCTACTATATTTCAAATGAAAGAGGAGCTTAAAAAGATTAATAACAAAATAAAAGATGAATAGAGACCAAATTATAGAAAGGTTAAAAAATTATTTTGAGCTTTATGAGTTAGTAAGCCCAAACGTTTATAATAAATACGGAGAGAGTGCCTGGTATGTATTTAGGACAGATACTCTACATTGTCTTTTAATTATAAGAGAAAAACTAGATAAACCGATACATATTAACAATTGGTATTTTGCGAAGCCTGGAGAACGTGTTTTTGATGAGAGAGGTTATAGAGATAATCTAAGCAATATAGCAGAGGAAAAGACTTTAGATGGAGTTTTATATTTAAGTGGTCATGTTTTAGGGTGTGCTTTTGATTTTCATATTAACGGAATGTCTAGCACAAGTGTAAGAAATTGGATTGTAGAAAATGGAGACTTATTCCCTTGTAAAATAAGACTTGAAAGGAGGTTAAATGGTAAGCCTATAAGCTGGGTACATTTTGACACCAAGCATTATGTTAATAACCCTAAAATATATTTGTTTGATGTTTAAATATTTTTTATTACATTAGACTTTCATAAACATTTACAATTTGTTAAGGGATTGTATTATTAAGGTTGGTTAATAGTAAAAGGCGCAGTTTTAAATAATTGCGCTTTTTTTTGTACTTTTACTTAAACTTAAAATATAAAATCATGGTAGCTAATTTTTTTGAAGTATTAACTGTTTTTGTTATTTCTGTAATTGTATGGGAATTAGGTAAAAAATATTTAACAAAATTATATAATAGATTTTTTAATAAATAATGGATAAAGCAGAGAGAGAAATAAAAAGAGCCGAAAGGAAAGCAAACCGAAAGCCTTTTAATGAGTCTGGTTTAGGGAAGTTTTTAAAAGGAGCTGGATCATTAATAACCGATAAGATAGGAGGTGTTTTACCAGATAGCGGTGTTTTAGGCATTGTAAAAGGACTTATTCATGAGGATAAAGACCTAAGCCCAGAAAACAAAGAAATAGCTTTAGCGATGCTACAAATGGATTTAAGCGAAATGCAAGAAGTTACCAAACGATGGGAGTCGGATATGATGTCTGATAGTTGGTTAAGTAAAAATGTTCGTCCTTTAGTATTAATTTTCTTAACGTTTGCAATGTCTATATTTATTATTATAGATAGTTCAATTAATGGCTTTGATGTAAAGGAGGATTGGATAGGTTTACTATCTTCTTTGTTATTATTAGTTTATGGAGCTTATTTTGGTGGTCGCTCTTTAGAGAAAATACAAAAAATGCGTAACAATAATAATTAGTATATTTATAGTATTACTAACTGGGCTGTTAGTATAAACATAGTATTTAATTAGACCTCTTTATTAATTTAGAGAGGTTTTTTTGTGTTTTTATTTTGATATTAATATAATTTATTTTATATTTGATTAAATAATTTTATATAATATGGCAGAATTAATTAAAATAGACGTAGATAAGGCAATAGCTAAATACAACTACGAGAACCCTTTAAACCCAATAAAAGGGCGTAGGGATTTATTAGACAGGATAGATAGTAATGTTTCAGAAATAACATTGTATAACTGGTCTAAAGGACGTACTCCAGATGGATTTGGTGTTGTTAGTAAAATATGTGAATTAACATCCATGACATTTGATGAGATATTAACTAAAGAAAAAATATAATTATGACAACCCAAACTACTTACGAACACCTACAAATAGAAAGAATGGTAAATCATTTATTAACTAAGGACAAGTGGAATAAAACATTTGTTCGTAAAAACCTTAACAAAGATGGAAATAACTTATTTAAAAACTACGGGATTAGCCAATAAGATAAATACGGCTATAAAGATAACGCCTAAAGGTGTTTTGTATGTTACCTCAATTGAGATTAGTATTGACGAATTAACCGACTCTATGGATGGCGAGGTTGCATGGTATAAAAAAGAATTTAACACCGAACATTGTACTAAAGAGGAGTTCGATAATTTCTACATAGACACAGTAAAAAACATTAACGAACTTTCAAAATTATAATAATGACTACAAGTAAGATAAAAAATATTCACGAAGTAAAAGAATTTACAAACGATTTTGGAACTACATTTTACCATAACTTAGAAATGGAAAATGGAGATAAAATAAACATAGGTAAAAAGAAAAAACAGTTAATTAGTTGGGAGCTTACTTATGAAATTATAGGAGACAAAAAAGAAGATGGTTCTTATCAACAAGAATTTCCTAAAGCAAAAGCAGTAAAACCAGAGGGTAATTTTTCTCCTAAAAAGAATGACGATTATATTAAAGGTATTGAGGTAGGTCATGCTGTTAATAACGCTGTTAATTTAATGGCTGCTGGAGTTGAATTAGATTGTGAATGGAAATCTAATGAGGAAAAAATTTATAAATATGCTAAAGTGATTATGGCTATTTCTAACCGATTAAAAAAAGAATAATGAGTAAAGATTTAGCATTTGAATACGAGGTAGAGTATTGGATAAATACTCCTAACGGTTATGACAACCAATATAAGAAAGAGATTGCATCAAGCGAACAAGAAGCAATAGAAAGAGTTAAAAGACTTAGACCAAGAGGAAAGAACTTTAAAATTTATAAATCATGAGCATAATATATTGTTTTCATTGTGATAGTTATGTAGATACAGATTATTACAATACCGATAATTGCACATCAACACAATGTAATAAAGAATGAATTTAGACGAAACTTTAGTTAAACTAACCTCAATTATAGAGGAGTATAAGAGCGGAGCATGGTTAGACAAAGACCGATTGCGTGAACTTTTAAGGGAGTTGTCTTCTTATTACTACTTAGTAACTAAAGAAAATATAGAGGCTTACGAAAAGTGGAATTATATTATTTACACTAGACCAATTGGAGAAAGCGTAGCGGCTGCAAAAGTTAGAGCTGATGAAAAATGCACCGAACTTAGAATGACTAGAAAGATACTAGAAGCAAGCAAACAAGTTCTTTTATCAATGCAACAAGAATTAAGTATATTAAAAAAAGATTAACCTTATGAAAAAATTAACAAAACAACATCAAGTATTATTTCATTTAAAAACTCACGGAAATATAACGAGCTGGGAGGCAATAAATGAATATGGAGCAACTAGATTGAGTCATATTATTTATGTTCTTAGAAACGACGGACACGACATTAAAACTGAAAACCTAACTAAAAAGGACCGTAATAATAATACGGTTACTTATGCTAAATACGTTTACAATGGGACTACATAAAAATAAAATTTGTAGAGGTTGTTTAGCTGAGGATAGAAATAATCATTATAAATGTTTATTAGGATATAAAACAAGACTAATCCAGGTAGACGGACAGAAAAAAAGAGCTTGTGATGGATATTGTGAAAAACCAAATACCAAAGATGAATTTATAAAAGCAAAAATATTAACCAGCGAACTTAATTTTAAATAATATGTTAACAAGTAGAATAATTAAAATAGTAGTTGAAAATGTAAGTGGGATAAACGATTTAAGTATTAAAAGCCGAAAACGTTTTTATTGCGACATTAGATTTGTTTATTTTAAACTTTGCGATATGTACAAAAGTGCTATTAACGAAAGCACAACAAGTATTGGTAAAACTGTTAATAGAGACCATGCTACTATGTTACACGGTGTAAGGAAGTTTAACCAGCTTTACAATACTCCTACCTTTTTAGGATCTGATGTTTATGTTAAATGTCTTACGGAACTTTATAAATTAAATGTTGATATTGAAAATGTTGATAATATTATAAGAGAGTATGATGTAAAAATGTATTACCGAATACAGCATATAAAACTAACTGAGAAAGCGCATAGCGTCATTAGTAATATGCAAAGGAAGATAGACTTATTAACAAGTAATAATTTAGTTAAAAAACTACTTACTTTAGAGGCGCAAGAGTTAAAAGAAGCTGAGGAAAGACTGGAAGTATTTTTTAAGGTAAAAGAAAAATTAAGAGAAAAACAAAAAGTTTAATGATAAAAATAAACAGTCTTAGTGGTGGTAAAACATCGTCTTACATAGCGGTTAACTACCCAGCGGATTATAATTTATTTTCTTTAGTTAGGACAAACGACAAAAAATGTTTGTTTCCAGACAAAAAAGTAAGGCAAATTGTTTCGGATAGATTAGGAGTAGACTTTATAGGAACTTTGGAGGAGGATATGATAATTTACACTATGTTAGATTTAGAACAATATTTAGGAACTAAAATTAATTGGGTAACTGGGAAACCTTTTGAGGAGATATTAAAGAGAGGAAAAAAACTTTATTTACCAAACGCTACTCAAAGGTTTTGTACTACTGAATTAAAACTAATACCTATGTTCGAGTGGTGGGAGCGAAATATAAATGAAGTTGTAGAAATGCGTATAGGTTATAGAGCTAATGAGTTATCTAGGGTTAAAACTATTCAAGGGAATTTAAACGAAAACGGGTATTTAACATTAAAAAGAATTATAGGTAAAAGAAAAACTCAAAACAAATGGGCGGATATTCCTTGGCAAAAACCCTCTTTCCCTTTAGTAGAGGATAATATCTATAAAGATAATATTGAGGTTTTCTGGCAAGATAAAAATGTTCGATTTGCTTATTTGAATAATTGCGTTGGTTGTTTTCATAGGTCACCAGTTTTATTAAAACACATGAGTAATAAACACGAAAATAAATTTAATTGGTTTATGTCAAAAGAACAGCAAGGATATAAAACCAGAACTTTTAAAAACGGAATGACTTATAGAGAAATAAAAAACAGTTTTACTCAAATAGGTTTATTTGATGATGATTTTAACGAATGTGATAGCGGTTATTGTGGAATATAGTTTTTTTTATTAATTAATTTTTATATCTTGCGAGTAGTTACGGTCTAACATTATAGTAACGCAAGATATTAGTAAAAAGCCTATAATGAAAGTAGATGTTAGACCCTACTGGATTTATAGGCTTTTATAATATAATATTATGGCAGAAAATAAAAAATCTTTTATTATTTATTCAGACTCAAAAAGTTTAGTGGATAAATTACCTAATAAAACTGCTGGAGAGTTGTTTAAAATGCTTTTTGCTTATGTTAACGACGAAAACCCAACTACTGAGGATATATTACTTGAAATTGCTTTTGAACACTTTAAACAGAAGTTAAAACAAGATTTAGTTAAATGGGATGAGACTAAGAAAAAACGTTCAGAAGCTGGTAAAAAAGGCATGGCTGCAAGATGGAATAATA